AGAGATGGAACTTTAATTGCAAATACAAAATTAAATAACCCATTTACAATAAATGAAACTGCTACAAGAATTGTTTTATTTGTAGAAGGTCTAACAAATGGAACAAACTATAATCAAACAATGAATTTTCAAATTAGTAAAAGTAATGATAATTATGAACCATTTGGAAGTGGTAAGTGGTGCAAATACAATGCAATAGGTAATGTTGTATTAAATGGTAGTGAAACAGGATGGAGTGATGTTGGTGGAAATGCACCATATAAATATACTTCAGGTTTATTCCCTAATTTTACGAAAAACGAAACTTTATTAAGTAACTATTATGAATGCAAAAAATGGAATGATAGTTGGAGTTTGTTTAATTATTTAGTAGTTGCTACTTATAATCAGAATGCTATTCAATTTAGAAATGTTGATATTAGCTCATTAGAAGATTACAAAAACTGGCTATCAACACACAATACACAAGTTGATTATATTTTGGCTTCACCATACCTATCATTAATAGAAAACGAAACATTAATAAGTCAGTTAGATAAAATTGAAAAAGCACTTGCTAAATCAGGACAAACTAATATATCACAAGTAAACAATGACATACCATTTAAGATATATGCTAGTGCATTAAAGCAAATAAGTGGTGAGTAGATATGGAAATAGGAACAATAATTAGTATTGGTGCAGTGACTATCTCTTTAGTCACTCTTATTCTTAACAGGAGAGATAAAGCAGTAGCAGATACAAAAGAATCTAACTTAGGACTAATCAATTATAGACTAGATAGACTTGATGAAAAGGTAGATAAAATATTAAACAAGTTTGATACGTATGATAAAGAAGTTGATGAAAGAATAGAAAAGGCTATTTTAGGACATATTGAGATGTATCATAAAAGAGGAAGGAAAATACAATGAAAGAAGAAATAACTGAAATAAAAAAAGAACTTAGTGATATTAAGAGTGAAAGTCTAGCAAGAGAATTATTACAAGATGCAAGAAAACAAAATAAAAGAATGTTTATTATCTGGATTATTACATTTGTTGCTTTTCTAGGTTTACTAGGTTATACAATATATCTTCTTAATGACATTTCAGTAGTAACTCAAGAAGTAGAACAAGAAGGAGATAGTAATAACTTTATTGGTAGAGATGGTGATATAAATGGCTAGGCAAAAAGTAACTACAACAAGAGTAGTGAGGAAATCACAAACTACAACTGATAAACGTGGTAGAGTGCATTGTAAGACTTGTGGTGCTTATGTAGGTAACAAAGGTAGAAAGAAATGATGAAATTTGACTTCACTAAACAAGAGATGAACGATATATTATCCAAAATCTATCTTAGTGAACTTCAAGAACGTATCTTAGAATATAGATTAAAAGAATACTCAATAACCAAAATGAGTATGCTAGAGAATCTAAGTGAATCTACAATAAATAGAGAAATCAAAAAGATTAAGAAAAAGATTATGAGAGTAATTTGATATTTTTAAGACAAGAACTAGAGAAATCTAGTTCTTTTTTTTATGGGATAATGTACGTGAAAGGAGAGATAAGACTTATTAGAGCAGTTTAAAACATTGTTTGAAAAGCACTCTCTTTTTCATTTAGGAGGAAATTATGTTTACTAATTATCAACCAAACATAGACAGAATAAATAATCAAATAGCTGAACTAGAGAAAATGAAACAGCAATTACAACAACCACCTGCAATAAACCAAACTTTTCAATTAGCAGCTAGAGAAACAATTAGGTATGCAAATTCTTTGGATGAAGTGCAAAGAGAAATGGTAGTAGGAGATACACCATACTTTTCAAAAGATATGAGTGTTGTATGGATTAAAAATTCTAAAGGTGACATAAAAACTTATGAGTTAAGTGAAATAGTACCTAAAGATGATAAAGATTTACAAATAGAATTTTTACAAACACAAATAGAAGAATTAAGAAAGGAAATGAGAAGAAATGATGCAGTTAATACAAATGATGATGCAAAACAAGATTCAACAAATACCTCAAGGGATGATGAAGCAAATGGAGAATCAACTAAAAAGAAGAAATCCTCAAGCATTTAAACAATATCAACAAGCAAGAAAGAACAATGTAAATCCAGAAGATTATCTTAATCAAATAGTAAATGGATTTAGTCCAGAACAAAAGCAACAATGGGATGTTTTTATGAAAGGTATTAATGCAAGATAGCATTGATATAGAAAATATTTAGAAAGGAGATATCGTATGAATAGTGGAATACAACCAACTGTGGAACTAGCTACAAATAATGGTTCTTATCCATATCCTTTTTATCCAATGATGGGTGGAAATGGTGGATTTGGTGGTTATGGTGCTGATTGGATTTGGATTATTGTACTATTTGCCTTATTTGGTGGATGGGGAAATAACAATAATGGTGGATTCTTTGGTGGTAATAATTTTGATGATGGTTATGCTTGGCTATCTAATGGTCAAAAAGAAATCATGCAAAATACTAACAATGGATTCGATACATTACATTTATCTAATCAATTAGAAGGAACTAGAAACTCTATTGATAGTTTATCTAAACAAGTATGTGATGGATTCTATGGTGTAGAAATAAGTGCTAATAATAGACAAATAGCTGATATGCAACAAAACTATAATAATGCAATTACTAACTTACAATCATTTAACTCATTACAAAAGAGTTTAGATACATGTTGCTGTGAAAATAGACTAGCTACTTGTCAAACTCAAAACATTGTACAAAATGAAGGAAATGCTACAAGATTTGCAGATGCTAACAATACTAGAGATATTATTACAAATGCTACTGCTAATACTCAAGCAATTCTTGATAAGTTATGCCAGTTAGAATTAGATCAAAAGACTTCTAAGATAGCAGATTTACAAAGAGAAGTTCTAATGAAAGATTTACAAGCAAGTCAAGTTCAACAAACAACTGACATTGTAAATTCAACTTATGCTAGACTTCGTGACTGCCCTATTGAAAGCACACCAATCTATGGAAGAATCCCTATCTTTACATGTTCACAAAATGGTGTAGGATGTGGATGCAACAATGGATATAATAACTTTATTTAAGCAAATGGTAGATATCTACTAACCTGATAACAGGAACTTGCTAAAGGTGCCGACACAAATGTCGGTAGCATAGAGGATAGCATAGTTCTATCCTCTTATTTTTTATAAATAAATGACAAAATTTGCAATATTGTTGCAAAAAATAGCAAAAAAATGCAAAAAATAACAAAATAATTGGTTTTTTGGCAATTATTATTTGAAAGGAGAAACAAAAATATGATAGAGAGCATACAAGAATTACCAGTAACTTTAACAAACAATACAGCAAGATTAACATTTAGTACTGACACAATAAGGACAAGAAGTGCTTGTCAAAATAATCCAAGAAGTTGGTTATGCCATCAAGAAGGGAATCCATTATACCAAGTTCTAGGAAATAGTAATTGCAATTGTAATGGAACTGCAAAATATGAAGTAAGTTTTAATGCTAATGTTAGTGGTGCTACTGCTGGAACACCAGTTGCCCTTGCATTGTATGAAGATGGAATAATAGTACCAGGAACAACAATGATAGCAACGATAACAGCAGCAGGAGATGTATTTAATGTATCTTTTGAAAACACTATTGAAGTATGTGGAAGATCTAATGCTACATTGAGTATTGGAAGTGTACCAAGTATACCAGACTTTACTGACTTAACAGCGACAGGTGTGGATACACAAACACCAATAATAGCAAATGCTACTTTTAGTATAGAAAAAATAGCATAATGGTAAATAGAGAATTATTAGAAATATTATTACAAATATATAGTATTGATTTAATAATTAGAGATTATAAAAATACCGATTTAATGCAGGAATTACAAAAGCAAGATAGTGACTATTTAGAAAAGATAATAGAACAGAATAATGAAATAATAAAACTCTTAAAGAAAGGAGAAAAAGATGGAAGATAAAGTACTAGAAAAAGTTGAAGAACTAATAAAACAAATAACAGAAGAAGGTATAAGCATGAACAATATAGAAATGCTATACAAATTATCAAAAATAAAACACATGGCAAAGGAGGATATGTGTATGAATTATGGAAATTATGGTAGACCAGGATACAATGCTTATGGTGACAACTATGGTCGTAGAGGATATGATATGAAATATCGTGGAGAAGAACAACTAGATAGATTAGCAGGAGATTATGGTAGATACATGGAAAGCAGAAGATATGGTGATGGTGAAGAAAGTGATAAATCATTTCATTATATGATTAAATCATTAGAAGGATTCATCAAAACTATCAACGAAGAAGCTGAAACACAACAACAAAAACAAATGTTAAGAGATGTATTACAAAGAAGTATGATGTAAAATGTATAAATTTTATAATAACAATTCACTAGGATTGTTTGAAAACGATTGCACTATTCGTGCTATATCACTAGCAACTGAAAATACATGGGATGATACATATAAACATTTGAGTAACGTGGCTAGAATAAATGGAACTATGATGGATGATAAAGACTTTATAGTAGATTATTTAGACAAACGATATGAACGTATTTACAATTTACCTAAATACGTAGGAGAATTAGCAGGTATGTATCCAGATAATATATTATTGATCACAATGAGAGGACATATAACATGTAGTAAATATGGTGTAGTGTATGATAGCTTTGATTGTAGAGGAAGAATAGTAGAATATTGTTGGATAGTAAAATAGGACAAAATAAGATAGAAACCTTCTTATACTTATGATATAAGGAGGTCTTTTAGTATGAAGAAGTATTCAAAAGAGTGGTGGCTTAAATGGATAAAAGCTGCAGGAATACGTGCAATTAAGACAATAGCACAAACAGCAATAGCATCCATAGGAACAGCTACATTATTTAATGAAGTAAATTGGCTAATGATTCTAAGTGCTAGTGGATTAGCAGGTGTATTAAGCTTATTAACTAGCATAGCAGGATTACCAGAAGTAGAGATGGAGGTGTAAAAATGACAGAATATAGTATATATCCTTTTGAGTATATGAAAATAACTCAAAGGCATGATGAAGGAAACCATAGGGCACATAATATACCTTTTAAGGATTATAGTGATAAACCCTGGGATGAAGCTTGTAAAGATAGTGGTAGAGATTATTTTGTACCACAAAATGACTTTAGAATAGTAGAAATACTAGGACTAGATACATCTAGTACAAAAGGAACTACTAATAGTGTTCGTTTAGAGAGTGTAAATAAATTAAAGATACCATATCAAGATGAACCAGTTATTTTAGAGGTAACATTAACTCACATGAACGAAGATAACCTAAAACAAGTACATCAAGGGCAAGTAATCCATAAAGGAGAAAAGATATTATTAGAAGGAACTGATGGACTATCTACAGGAAATCATTTTCATTGTACAGCTAATATAGGTAAGTATTATGGCTTTAAGAAAAATTCAAATGGTAAGTGGTGCTTTGTATATGACAAGAGTCTAACACCACCAGAAGCATTTTATGTAGATAAGAAATGTACAAATATAATGAATCCAAAAGGATATACATTTAAGGAGATACCAGAAATGGAAAGAGTAGGAAATCCAGTTGCACGTAACACTAAAGTAGATCAAATAGAAGTGTTACCAGATGCAACTAAATTAAGAGCTAGAAAAGAACCAGGAACATCTGGTGAAGTGCTAGGATACATAAATGTAGGATTCTATGATATAGAAGATACAGCAGGTGCAGTAGATGGATATGATTGGTATAAAGTACAAGGTATGTGGATAGCATATAGTCAAGATTGGGAGAAAATCTATCCTAAAGAACTAACACCAGAAGATATACAACGAGCATATAAAGAACGTATCTTAGCAGGAATAGATAAATGGTTAGATAGCTTAATTGAAGTGTAAACTAGGTGAATATTTTAAGAAAATGTCACATAATGTGAGATAATATAACCTTATATTTAAAGGTTAGAGGAGATGTGAAATAACTATATATTAATTCCCATCATCCGCTCCAATATAAAAAATACCTTGAGAAATCAAGGTTTTTTGTTTTCTAGGTGTAATCTAGGTGTAATTTTTCTATAAATTATTCAAAATATCAACAATATCATCCTGTGATTCTGGAAATAAGTGCATATATGTACGTTGCATAACATCAACAGAGTGACCTAAACGAGAACTCATACGTAGAAAGAATAAATTAGCATCTATTGTTTTACTAGACTTAATATATTCATTTATT